GCAGTGACTATCTTGACTTCCGTGATGAACAAAAGTTTATCTTTACTGCGAACCTAAAGTATCAGATCCTATTAGACTCGGTACAAGGTCGCGGACCAGCAATGGCATTTATGCCTTACTGTTCGTTGCCCGAACTTGAAGGTTGTATGAATGCATGGCAGTTCTTTGAGAACATCCATAGTCGTTCATACACGCACATTATTAAGAACATCTACTCTAATCCAAGCGAAGTGTTTGACACAATGCTTGATGATGAAAAGATTATTGCTCGTGCCAAGTCAGTGACAAAGGCATACGACGAGTTCATTGAAGCTGCACAACAATTTACAGTGGCTGGTAAAGGAACCATGCGTGAAGTTAAAACAAAGCTGTTCTTGGCAATGGTTAATGTTAACGCACTTGAAGCACTTCGCTTTTATGTCTCCTTTGCTTGCAGTTTTGCCTTTGGTGAATTAAAGAAGATGGAAGGCCCGAGACGAAAGCCAACACCTAAGCATCACAAGCCACATTATTAAAAATTGGCTAAAGGGTGATGATCCCGAGATGCAAGAAATCGCCAATGCTAACTTGCATCTGATTGGTGAGATTTATGATCAAGTTGTTGCCGAAGAAAAAGATTGGGCTGACTATTTGTTTAGCCATGGTGCTATTGTTGGCTTAAACGCAAAACTATTGCACCAGTACGTTGAACACGTTGCCAATAAGCGACTAAAAGGTCTTGGCGTTGAAACACGTTATGACCGCAGCGCAAATGATAATCCTTTGCCTTGGACTGACCATTGGACAAGTAGCAAAGGCCTGCAAGTGAGCCCACAAGAAACGCAGATTCAAAGCTATATCATTGGTGGCATCAAGCAAGACGTAAGCAAAGATACCTTTGCTGGATTTAAACTTTAATAGGCTATATATGCATCAATATGTGTCTCCTGCATAAATAAGTGCATGGGACACATATACAAAATTACAAATCAAGTAAACGGCAAATCATACATAGGATATTCCGATCATGTAGAATCCAGATGGAATGATCATAAGACTGGCAAGGGTAGTAAGCTGGTGTATCAAGCGATCAAGAAATATGGCATCGAACACGTTACATTCGAAATCCTAGCAGAAGATAGTGTAGCAAGTGAAGACATGTATATACAACTGCACAACACCATGCAGCCCAATGGTTATAACTTGACTCCTGGCGGCGGCCTTCCGCCTAACCATAAGGGTAAGACATACGAACAAATATATGGCAAAGATGCTGCCGAATTGCAAAAACAAAAAAGATTACATACTAAAATTGCAAATAATCGATTAGGCGGAGTCCGTAAGCATAGCGATGATATTAAAAAACAAATACGTGAAAGTGTTATCATTGCACATGCCAACAGAGATTGCTCGCACAGTGAAGATACAAAAAATAAAATAAGCCAAGCAAATAAAGGAAGATTAGCAGGCGCCAATAACCCTAAAGCTAAGAACTGGATACTAATTGATCCGTCTGGTAAAAACCACTATGCTCGTGGAAATCTTCGTAATACGTGCAAAGAACTTGGGCTCAGTTATGCTACTATGCATAAAGCCTACGCAGAAAATAGAATTCCTAACAGAGGCTCAGCGGCTGGTTGGCAAATAAAACATGATAATTGATGCAGTATTGCCAGCTCTTGACGACCTCAAATTGCAAACAGCAATGAGCACATTGGGATGCAATAATGTGGCGTTTATACCAATTATACAAAAGCCGCATACTCGGGTAGATCGTTGTCACGCCAATGTTGAATTGTATGTTACAATGTATGGTGGCAAAAAGTTAACTGGGTATTATGTAGCAGTAAGTGCAAGCGAGGACAAGTGGATAGCAGTCAAGCACAGTGTATGGAATAACGACGGCATAGTCGACATTACGCCTGTTGATGATAACCGTACTCATAATGTGTTTATTTGGGGAAATGATCATTTGTTTACGGATGTTTATAGCAACTGCAATCAGATAAATTATAATGAGAAGGTTACATATGAAGATACCTTTGCTGGATTTAAACTTTAAGGAAAAAAATGTTAATTGATGTTAAACGTGATGGTGATGTAGTAACTCTAAAGATGAGTTCCGGTGAAGAGCTGATTGGTACTTACAAAGATGATGATAACTCAACATACACCATTGATCGTCCAGTGACACTAAGCGTAGGACCAAAAGGTGGCCCAGCACTTACACCATACTTGATGACTGTTAATCCAGGCAACACACGCAACCTAAAGATCAACAAGGCCCTGGTAGTGTGCATGGCAAACACTGACAAAGAACTTGCTGACCAATACAGCAGTGCCATGAGTGGTATTCAAGTTGCCCCAGCTGGATTAAAGTTCTAATGCCAGCAGTTCATCGGCAGGGCGATGCTAACGATGGTGGTGGCATCATTGAAAGTGTTGCCCAAGGTACAGTTTACATTAACGAGCAACTAGCAAGTGTTGATGGAAGTGGTGTGGCGGGCCACGACCTGCATCTGCCTACTGCTACAGCAAACGGTAGCCCCACAGTGTTTGTTGGAGGCATTCCTGTAAATCGAGCAGGTGATGCCGACGAGTGTGGGCATAGTAGGGCAGACGGTAGCCCAGATGTACATGTAGGTTAAAATGAAATCTCCCATAAATAGCTGGGAGATTTCATTATGTGCAACCCAAAAGCGCCTGGCGCAGGCAAAAGATTAACAACAGCAAGCGGGGTAATATATTACCCTAACACCCCCGAAGGTGATATCGCAATGCGAGCCGACATGGCCGCAACAATGGGCGCAGCCGCCGGCGAAGATAGTCAACCGGCAACACGCAGTATTGAACCAGACAATAACGTGCCTAAAGATTGTGCAGAATATACTGACGCAATGTGGGACACTAAATGTAGCAAATATTTTAGATATTCTAACATGACACGCCAGCCAGTTAACGGCAGCGTAGATAAAAAAATTGGAGCATGTAATTGGAAAGCTCTGTGTGAAAATGTATTAGACCCAATTAAAGAACAATTCCCGGGTATGACTATTAGCTCAGGGTTCCGCCCAACTTCATTCAATGGATCAACAAGCGATCATACGAAGGGCAAAGGGGCCGACATACAGTTGTTGCAAGGTGATGCAGTTGAAGGTGCAAAGAAAATGTTTAAATGGATTGGTGCATCAGGCTTACCATTTAGTCAGCTGATCTTTGAAGGACGTTGGGTACATGTAGCGTATAATGGAGCTACATCGCCTAGTATTGCAGTATTGGTAACACGTAACGGCGCCGCCCCTTATCAAAACGGTGGCGGACGGGCTGGCACGGCATTACCACCTGACCTACGCTGGGCATAAGTAACACACTATGGCAAATATCCCAGTTATCCCCGGCGTTAGTGTTGCAACCAAAGGCATTCTAAACAAGCCAATCAAAGACATCATTTGTGCTATCTTATTTGGTGGCATCAACAACATGCTCAAGGGCCCGCTACTATGCGTAAACTTTGACCTTGACAAGATGGCCGAAGAAGCAGGCCTTGCCGGTTTAAATGATCTCAAGGACGAGCTAAAGAACGTAAAGGATCAACTAAAAGCAGCAGAAGAATTAGCAGGTATTCCTGAAACACTTGCTCGAGTAAACGGGGCTATTGCAGAAGTACAAAGTTTATTGGCACTAGATGGCTTATGTAAGATTCCCCTAAAGGCTCCTCTAATTCCAGATGTTGTAAGCCAAGTCATTGACGCAGAGTACAGAGAAATGAATGCCATCCTAAACGATCTTGGTCGTTTGGCAAAGCCAAGTATATGCTTAATGGGCGATGGTGGATTTGGTGCAGGCAATGGCTACAATCCAGATAGCATCTTGGGCAGTCTAAGTAAGCATATAGGCAACTTAGGAGACATACCAGGTAACCAGCTTGACGCACTGGTAAAAAGACTAAAAGGTGTACGTAAAGCAATTGAAAAATCTATCAATCGACAACTATTTCCAGACTTTAGAACTAAACATAATTTAATAACCGGAGCGCCAGTGAAGCCATCTGATGCCCAAGTGATTACAGTCAACGATTTTAAAGCAGCCTCAGCTACGGCACAAGTATTAGTAGCCAGTGTAAAGCAAACTGGTAGCTATCCTATCAAAGCAGATGGTATCACAAATGCCAACCCGTGGCTACCTATGTTAGGCCCCGAAGTATATAGTTTAGTAGTGGATGCATTAACACCACAGGATCCATTCTTTTCGCAGGAAGAACCAATATACGACTATTGCGGTAAGTTAGTAGGATATACATCTAATGTTGTTTCGGGCAATGCCAACGACGCAGGTGGTAATCCACTTGTTGGAGCAGAAGTTGACCCACCTAAGACAACATTTGACTTTGCCTGGATCGGCGATCGTAATTGTTGGGCAGTAAATGGCGATGTAAGCGAACAAGTAGTCAATGGTCGTAAAGACACTTACTTGAATGCAAACCCAACAATAGAATTACATAGAGGCTATGCTCATACACTTAGCATTCCTTCAATTGACATCAGCGGCAACGGCGTAGCAGCAGAGTTTTTTGTATGCTATGTAGATGAAAATTTACAACCACGTAAAGACAGCTATGGTAATGTGCAACCTTTCAACCTTGGCCTTGCACGGTTAGAAACATACGAGCTGCTAGAAGATGCAAATGGATCGTTCAACGACTCTTATGCACTAGAGCGCAAAGGAACTTACCCAACTGGTACCACACTGTACTTTGCAGCAGAGCAACGAGTGTACTCAGGCGAAGCAGCACCAGAGCTTCCAGATAAAGACACCTGGTGGTATAATCTTGTAACTTGTGATACAAAACGTTGGGAACCAAATGCTGAATTAGCCGACGGTACTGGCGTATGGGTTGACGTATCAAATGAAGAC